GAATTGGTGTCTAGGAATGGTTCTAGGACACTTTCAGCGGTTTGAATAATGTCGTCGAGCTGAGCATCTGGGTACAGGTCACCCACACCTAAAGCGGTTTTGAGTTCGCTGATGGTGATGTAAGACATGATGCTCCTTAGGGGTTGAATGGGGCTAGTTGCCTAGCCCCATTCCTTGAGTCTTAGGAAGAGGACTTTGTGAAGCGACGAACGCCAGTAGCCTTCTTAACAGCGATACCCATGTAGCCGTAAAGACCAATCTGGACCTCGCCCGTACCGATCACATTGACCTGCAAGCGGGTCTGTGGTGATTCGTAAACGGTGACGGCGTTAGGTACAATCAGGAATGCTGATTCAGTGATAACACCTGACGTGGTGATGTTTGGATCAACGTAAAGGTTTGCACCTAGAACATTGCCAGTGATGGACGAGATTGCAGCGTTACCTGATGCGTTCTGTGGAGCAACAGCGTTGTACAGTGCACGGCCAGAGCTATCAGCGTAACCAAGAATGGCTGCCCACTGATCTGTGGATGCAACAAGGTTCTGAGCGTACTCAGATGTTCCCTTGAATGCTGCAGCGCCTTCGGTTGCGATGAAGGACTGGAGACCTGCAGCAGTTGCAGCGACAGCAGTAGCTGCGGTACCACCTGATGTGAATGCAGAAATTACTGCAGCATCAGTTGTCTTGGCGTATGCCTTGCCCATTTCTGAGATTAGAGCATCATAAAACGCTGGGTTAGAGCGGTCTAGAAGTTCGAACGACACAGTGTTCTGAGAAGCGTACTTCTTGATGTCGACGGTGAGGTACGTGCTCGTCATGCCGGTGTTGCTGAACGTGCCACCCTCAGTAGCAACTGCAGCGGTTGGTGCAGTGCCCATATTTGGAATCGTGAACGATAAACCAGAGGAAGGCAGTGTGCCACGTGAACAAGCGTCAATGGCTGGACGGCCACCGAAGGTTGATGTGATGAACTCGGCAGCATGTGTTGGCAATGTGAGACCGGTATTTGTTGAAGTGCTGTCGTTTGCAGCTGCAACATATTGTGCCGATTCTGCGTTACCCTGCGCAGCAAGGATGCTGTGCTCGAGGTATGAAGCAGCGTTCACAATTGGTGAACGTGGAGCGGTGGTAAATACAGGAGCAGCAGCGTGAACCGTTCGAGATGCCTCGACAGGTGCTGCTACTTCCTCTACAACGTCAGCCACTGGGGCTTCGATGTTTTCGGACATGTCAATCTCCTCGATTGATTCTGGGTCAGTATCAGCGGACGCTGCTACCTGTGCGACTCGTGCTGAGTCAAACGCTGGGTCAGTGACCAGCGAAACTTCAATAAGGTTAGCCGACAACACGTGTAGGCCGTCTTTCTTTTGGATGCTGTCTGTGATACTTGCACCAACTGAAAGTCCATCACGGAGTCCCTGTGAGGCTTCTACGAGGCTGTCTGTACCAGCGGAAGTCTGTGCAACCTTAAACGTGGCTTGAATGCCACTCTCAGTTGTTGAGAATGATTCCATCCGACCTATTGGACGAGTGCCATCATGCTGCAACAATAGTTTTACAGACTTTGGATCAACAGTAAGTGAGCCAGCCTCAAAGATAACTGGACCAATTGATGTGGCACCAATTTCACCAAATGGCACTATCTGACCGGTGATGGTTCGGCTGTCAGCTGAAGCAGAGGTGATTTGTGTGCTAAAGCGTACGACTAATTCAGTTTGATGCATTACTGCCCCCAGGTGGTGCGATAGCGGTAGATGGTGCGAAGTCCACCATGTTACGGGCTTCCTCTACAGTGATAATGCCCGCATCTTTAAGTTTAATTGCGATATCTGACTGTTCAGCAGGGTTACCACGTAAGAAATCATCAAGGTCAAACTCAACGTACTGGCCTCGAGGTGTCACATCGTCCATGCTCAAGCGGTCCTCAATGCAGGAAATAAGCGGACGTAAACCAAAGTCAAGTAGTGAGCGACGTTCAGCACTGACGTTGCTGTAGGTGCTTGAGGCTGATTCAGCGTTTAGGTACCATGCTGGGATACCCATTAGCCGGGCAATTTCACTAGCTGCATGTGATCGTGCCTCGACTAGTTGCATCTGAGCCGAGTCGAAACCGAGTGTCTGAATCTTTATCGGACCCTCAGTGTATGCAGTTGAGCGGTCACGGCGAGCCTGCTTGAAAGACGCCAGCAACTTTGCGACAGAATCCCCATCAAGGTTCATGCCCTCATTATTGAGGACCATTTGTGGAACGGGTTCTGCAGCCATACGGTATGCAGCTGACTCAAGTTCTATGGCCGTCTGGATTGTGCGACCGGCACGGGCCAGCACACCTTCATCCCAGCCTTGGAACACAATGAGCGAACCCAAACCGTCATTAGGTAGCAACTGGCCATCAAGATTGTAAGAAACAATGAGCGAGCGGTCGGTGCTCAGGTTGTATGACACACGTGTCGGGTTGATGCGTCGCATCTTGTACGGACGTCCATCCTGAGGTGAAACGTCCAGCACCTGCAAATAACCCACACCATGAAACAGCAGGTCCTCAGCGAGCCAAGTAAATGTAACTGCTCGAGGTACAGCTGGGTCAGGTTGGGCGATAACTTTACGTGAAGTTATTGCTTGGTCTTGGCTGTTGTACTCATTTAGCGGAATGGTTCCCAGTGTTCCGCACAATATGTTGCGTGCCCGGGCAACTGCTGGGACAGACATCGCAGATTCACGGGACACATAGATAGCCCCGTTCTGATCGTACGGAATACCAATAGAACCATAATTCGGTGGTGTGTACGGAAGAACTGCAGCTGTGACAGTGGGCGCATAGCGTTCCAATTCTGGCTGTGCTTTAATGCGCATAGCATTTAGAATCCCCACAGTCTCACCCTACCATTTGAAACAGTCATTAAGTCTTGAGTTGAAAGAACGGATAAGCAGTTACAACAAAAGTGCTTTGTGTACTGATTGTGTTAGACCCTGATGAATGATTAAAATCGCCATTGCTGAAAGCGTTTGTGCCAGTAACTAGCCAAGGATCCAAAATGCTTAGGCTTGTTGGATATCCTTGTACGGCTGCACCAGTTGTAAATCCACCTGATGCATAGGCGCTAATTCCTATCCAGTACGTAACGCCCGCACTAAGTGTTAGTGATGTCGGTGCACCATTAGAAGTAGTTGTATTTGTTCCAGATACTCGAGCTGTTGTTGAGCCAAGGGTAAATACTTGTGCAGTGTTGATAGTTGTAAAAGCATTAGGCGTTACAGAGTCTGAAGTGAAACGTCCGTACGAGAGACAAGTCATGGTACTGGGCGTACTTGTGTTTCCTGTAAATATACCTGCCTGAAACTTGTGGGAACTTAGCGGAACGGTTACGGCAGTTGTAGCAACCGTAATAGTGCTTACAGTTATGTCGACCGTTGGAACGTAGGCCACCCAATAAACGTTTCCAGAGCTAAGCGAACGGCCTGACGCACTAGTAGCCATAAACCGAGGTGTGACATCATAAGTATTTGCAGCAATTGGGTATGGATATTGACCTGTCGGACCTGTCGGACCGGTTGGACCCGTATCGCCCTTGCTCGCAAATAACGTCCAGTAGGTTGCATTGGGCGGTGCAATATTTGTTGCTTCCCTAATGTTGTAATAGGTCGAGCCTAAACGGGTTACAAAATCGCCCGGAGAAAAAGTGTCCATAGTATTATAAGCAAGCGGTGTTTTTACGCCCAGCGCATGAAGTGACCAATATGCGGAACTAGTGCTTGGTGTCTGATTAGTTCCAGATTGCAAAGCGTAATACGTTGAGCCGTTGTAGTAGACAACGTCATATGCTGCGTATGTTGTCGAGCTTGACCAGTTTCCTCGTGCAGTGTAACCCTGACCATTAGACCCGTTAGTGCCATCAGTGCCACTAGCACCATTAGTAACGGTGTAAGTTGTTGTAGTGGCATCGGTATAGGTGATTGTGTAAGTATCGACTAACCCACTAGTTCCGGTTTTGGAAATAGTAGAAATACCTTTGCCCGCTGCACCTGTGGCACCATTCACAACTTGGAATGTGGAATTTGAGCCAGAGGTGTAAACGATTGTGTAAGTATCAGTTAGTCCACTAGTGGAACTCTTACTAATCGAGGTAATGCCCCGCCCGTCAGGACCGATATTTCCATTGGCTCCGTTGTACACACCAAACGTAGTAGTAGCACCCGAAGTATAGGTAATTGTGTAAGTGTCGGTAGTTCCCGCAGCTCCAGTGCCACTAGTGCGAACAATACTTGAAATACCGTTGCCCGTAGGTCCAGGCACTGTACTAACGGGACCTGCAGGACCTTGGCCACCTTGAGGACCAACAACACCCGTGTAAATGGTGACGTCTTCCTCGACTATCGTAATAGTTGCCTGCGGGTTGTCTACCGTAACTGTTGTACCCATCAGATAGTTACCTGACCCTTAAACGATAACTTGCCCTCGAGTACCCTGTATGTCACGGTGCCGTTAGATACTTCAAGATCATAAATATATTCGCCCGGAGTGACTGCTCCAGTCTGAGCCGCCGTCATGGTTATCGCAATACTGCCAGCGCTTCCGCCTAAAGTCAGGCCGTTATCTTTGGTTAAAGTCAAAACACTCGCAGAGTTCAAGTGCTGCTTAACCTGCAACTTTGCTACGTTGTAGCCAGTCCAATTAACAAGGGTGCCATTAATACGCCACACTAGAGTGCGCTCCCACGTAGCCCCGCAATACACGGTGCGACTATAAGTGCCAGGTTCTAAAGCCATGTGCCAATCATACTGCAACCGTTACCACAGTTTTGGGCATTTCAGCGTGACCCACGGCCATCACCATCGCCACAGCTGCAGGAATTGAACCAGACTGCCTACGAGCAATGCGCCAGCCACCATCAGAAGCGGGACGCCTCGAGCATGCAGCCAACTGGGCACGCAACTCGCCCTGACCCACATGCAATAGTCGTTTGCCTTGCATTGCACTCATGGTGATATCGCACAAAGTAGGGAACACTGTCCCACTCCACGGCGTCGGGTCCGTATGAATACCCACCTGTTTAAGCCTCGCTGCAACATGCTCACCTGCACGAGGATCGTAAGCAACCGACCGGGTCTTGTAACGCCTAACTACGGATGCAATCTCAGATGCCAACTCTAATTCACCCAGTGG